CAGCATGGAAACAAGGATACAGGATACTCGAATAAACTTTCCAAGGAGAGATGAGCTAACTGCTGAGGGCATTCTGTACCATGCCCAGCTTGATGACACCACTCTTCCTGCCTTCAACATTCAGGAAACAGAGTCATCGCTCTCTCTTGAGATTGATGAAGTTCCTGATAGTGTCAGCCAGATTGGCAGCAGCATAGCCTTGGGAGCCACAAGAATAGAAGTCGGCCAAATTTCCACACTAGTGCATGACTTCACCTTTGCCATTGTGTCTGAAGATACAGATGAGCCTCTCTCACGACATTTTCCGGTGATGAACGACGGAGAAGACCACCTGACTCCTGATATGATCATCGATGTGACTCAAACAGAAAGACGGGTTGTAGAGTTTGCCACTCACAGGGGTGCTGGTCACAGAGGAGTTCTGAACTACTTCAACCAAAAAATGGAGAAGTACAAAAGACCCCTAGCTCTCAGAAGGGAGAGAACTGGCTGGCACATCACACTGTCGTGCATTTCTGTGGGCACAGATCATGTGGTCTCGGACTTGAGGCTTCCTCAAAATCTGGTTGATGAGCTTGTCTACAGATTCCGATTTGCGTGTGCAGTTATGGCGCAAATACTAGTGGCTTTCCCAGGACTCGCCCCTCAACTGTCAGAAGAAGTCACCCAGAATGAAAGAAGGGGGATTGAATGTGTGGAGCTCCTGACGCAAAACCTGGTGGGCGATGGTCCAGGGCCTAAGACAGGCGTCTTCCCTCTTGGAGAGAAAGAGATCCTTGACAACTTTCTCATGGGGAGTGAGGATGGAGAATATCTTAAGACCATCTTCACCAAAACCTTTAATGACAGCTTGAGAGAAATCAGGCAGGAGCATGTACCAGAGGGCATGCACAGGAATGGAGCGCTCAGGAAGAATCAAGGCGAGGCTCTAACTCAGATGACAAATCTTCAGGAGGAAATGTTGGCAGATTACTCAAAACAATCGAGAGCACCCCCTGAAAACAAATACAAGTCCACAATCAAGATACCCCCGTGGCTAATCCCAGCAACCAAAAGAGACATCAATGTGTGTCCTGACCCAGATGACCTAGATGGCCTTTCTGATGAGACAGTGACTTCTCGAGTCTGGAAGAGTGCATTAACAGATACATTCTTCTCAGGCAATCCAGGATGGCAGGAGAATATTGACAGGGAAGTTTCATTGGCAAGTGGCATACTCATCACGGAGGATGCTGAAAACCTGAAGACTGAGTACCACAGAACAAAGCTCAACTTAACTTCTCAAGACTGGGTTGCTTTGGCAACTAGAGGCATTGAGGGAAAAGCCTTAAGGCACGAAGATGCTGTGAAGACTGCAGATGAAGAGTCTCACCAGACTCTCAGTCCTCTATCAGACACTTCAGGCATTGAGTCCTGTTTGGAGAGTAACAACTGGTTTCACCAAGCTCGAAGTCAAAAGGAACTCTTGTTTCAAGATCTGGATCAACTGATTGAGTCTTCTCTTGAAGTATCTTGCGAATCTCAAGGACTACGAGATTCTGTGTTAACCACCTTCAAGAACTATAGAAACACCAATGTTGTACACTGGGCTTGCATGGTGACGCAGCTAGCAACTGAACTGTCCATCTCAGCTAAACAGAGCTGTAGAAAACATCAGTTCATTCTCAAGAAGCTTCCCAATTTTCCAGTACTGGTCTTAATAAAAACAAGCAGGTCAGGATCTCATGTATTTTATAGTTTGGCTGCAAAGGCTAGTGACATCACAGGAGAATTGGATGGGCAGGTGTTTAAAAATTATGAAAGATCAGGTGCCTGGTTCATCACTGAATTTAACTCTGTGAAGCTCTGCAAGCTAGAGAACATGATTAAGTTGCCCATGCTGATAATTTCCATGTTGGCATACTTCCAGGAGACTGAGGAGAAGTTGGTGACAAAGTATAGCCGTCCAACTCTGTTCACTAGGAAGATGACAACACTAGCAATCTTGACATGCTTGGAAGACAAGTCACTGACAGAAGAGCTCATCACCATCCAAAGGTACATCCAGATGGAAGGATTTGTGAGTGAACCACTTCTGCCAAAACCTCATAAGATGTTGGAGAAGCTGTCTGTGCCATTGAGGACCACCCTCCAAGTCTACCTTTTCAAACAGTGCATGAGTAGCATTAGAATCATCTCAGGCAGCCCCTTTAAGAGACTGTCAAGAGGAGGAGAAGTTGTCTGGAGAGGCTGTTTTGCTGGGTGCTTGGGCATCAGTTGCTCCCCAGAACAGATGGTTAATTCTTGGTACCTAGGCTACCTGAAGAACAAGGACGAAGACACAGAAGTGAACATGCTCAGTGCAATGTATGAAAAGATAGTAAAGGTGGAGGAGAAAAGGCCAGAGAACGATGACAACCTAGTGGGAGGGGACCCAATAAACCCAAAAATGCATGAGTTTTCAGGGTCTTTCATCAAATTCATGGCTAGAGCCCTTGATGAAGAGATCAGCCAAAGAAGAGGGAGGAGCTGGAGACAGGATCTGACAGCTCAATTTTACAGATCTCTAGGGTCAATAACTCTCGATCAGATGGCCACCCTAAAAGCCAGTAGCAACTTCTCAGAAGAATGGGAGGAGTTTGAAGAATCTCGCATGAAGGAATATCACAGGGTGAAAGTCATAGAGAGAATTGCAGACTTGGTCAACCAGGGACATACTTACTACACTGACTGCCTTGGAAGGTGCTTCAAAGTAGTACTAGAAGATGGCTGCATGAGGATCTGTCTCTTTAAAAAAGCACAACACGGAGGTCTAAGGGAAATTTATGTGCTTCGCCTGGAAGAACGCATGATCCAATTTAGCATTGAGCTTCTAGCAAGGAAGATCAACGAGGCTGTTGGTCATGAAACCATTAGTGTTCCTTCCAGAAAAGAAGAGATATTGGATACACACCAAGTCAGGGCAGCAAAAGCCTGTGGAGAAGGAACAATGATCACACTCTGTAGCTCAAATGATGCCAGAACCTGGAACCAAGGGCATTACACCACTAAGTTTGCATTCTTGATGTGTGAGCTCCTGCCTAAAGAACTGCATGGCTTGATCTGGGCCTCATGTGCCATTTTCCGGAGGAAAAAGATGATGCTCAATCTGGACTACTTAAACAGCATTGCAAAGCATAAAGAGGGGCTGCAGGGATTCAAGAAGAGGTTGCATGATGGGTTTTCAGGCAATGATGATGTCCCCTGGATCAAGAAGGGCAAGACCTACATCTTGACTGAGACTGGCATGATGCAGGGGATACTACATCTCACATCCAGCCTCTACCATGCTGCTTACCAAGCTGCAATAAGGAAGCTGATTAGGACAAAACTGAAGACTCTAGTGGGCTGTAGGATCCTCATAGATGTTATTGAGGGCTCTGATGACAGTGCCATCATCATTTCTGGAGCAGTCAAAAGTGGGGAAGAGGAGATTAGGTTTAGACTGGCAGCCTCAGCTTGTTTGCTGTGGGTTAAGCACTTGGGAGTGTATGCAGGGATTTACATGTCCCCAAAGAGCACCATAGGTTGTCTTGATGTCTGTGAATACAACTCAGAGTTCAGGTTTGCAAGACTAATGTGCAGACCCACATTTAAATGGGTGTGTGCCAGCTTGAACATACCAGAAGTAGAGAAGATTTCAGACAGGCAAGAAGCCTTCGCCAACCTGCTGACTTCAGTTTTGGAGGGGGGAGGGACATCTAGCCTGTGCTCCATACTACAGATGTGTCAGGCTTGGTGTCACTACATTCTCTTAGGACTTTGGTCTTCCTGTGTTTTCAAGAGTATAATCCCTCATCTGATCTCTGGTAAGAATCCAGATGTGGGTTTTTTTCTCCTTGACAACCCAGTGTGTTCTGGCATTCTGGGGTTTCGCCACAACCTATGGAGGTTTGTCAGAAAAACTGAACTCTCGAACATTTATGCGAGAACACTAGACAATCGAGCATTGGACGGGTTTGTCTTGACATCAGGAGGAAGCCTTTCCAAAAGCCATTTGATCCGATGGGGAGATAGGAAGAAGTTAGAGCAGATGAAGGAAAGGTCTGGCCTAGTGGAGAACTGGCAAGAGCAGACTGATGATGATCCAAGTGTGTTGTACAAAAACCCATCAACTAACAAGGAAGTCAAGCTTTTGCTTTGCATAAAAATTGACTCTCCAGGGGTTGCCGAGAGTCTTTCTAAGGGCAATGTGCTAGGCAGAGTCTTAGCCTCTTCTGTGTATGTGCTACAGAGAAGATGCATCACTGCAAAGAAAAGTAAAAGAAAGTACACCCTGATGGAGCTGGCCCTGGAGCAGGATCCAAATTACAGAGCATTGACTCTGGCTGAAGAGTCTGCTATTTTTGGAGACATAGTGTCCCTGGAGAGGAATGAGACCATGTCACAAATTTACAGCCATGCTAATGGAGTACTGATTGCTAAATCAAGGGAGATGAGGAGAGCAAAAGTTGAGGTGCTAAGCGCCGATGAAAGCTTTAGGGCTCCTCCTGTCAAGATAATGGGAGATGTCTTCTTTGGAACGACCCGCAGTCACATGGGAGCAAATATGCTTAGCAGGGAACTCCATTACCTCAAGGAAAGCTTCCCTTGGATATCTAATGACCCCCATGACTGCTTAAATCAATCACCCTTCTCAAGTCAAGCTGAGATGAAGACTTTCTTTGAAAAACTGGAACAAAAAACCAGAAAGGTCAGGATGATAGGAGCAGCTGTATTCACTAGAATGGGTCAGACATCTCTAGAGAACCTCATAAGGTTCAACTTCCAAAAGAATTTTGAACTCAGCAAAAGTGAGGTCTCAGATTCTGATTACTCAGATGAGGACGAGAAGTTCTGCAGACATGTTGTGACCATGATTCTTTCTGGCCCTTTCACTAATGAAAGGAAAGAATGCATGCTCATTGACTTTCTCAAGAATTCTAGTCTGGGACCGCCAAAGCAACTCCTCAGAAGAAGCAGGACAAATGTACTGCGGGTGGTTCGCTCCTGGCTTGAAGGTCATGCACGAATAGAAGAACTGGTGGAGAAAAGCATGGATGGCATATGTGGAGCCTTCACTATAAGGCAAAAGGTGTTCAAGGACAAAAAAGGCAATGTGAGTTATAAAGGACTGGGAGTATGGACAGGCAGAATTGAAGGTACAGACTGCAAACTTCAGATTGAAAGCGGATTCGCATCTGACCAAATCTTGAAGCAAGTTGTCATTGCCTCTGACAGGAGCCTTTCTGACTTTTTGCCTGGCTTAGAAAGACTTTGCAAAGAATTAAAGGTCATCAATCCTAGAAAACCTTTCCCAATAAAAGAGGCTGAACGTCAGAACTTTATCGGTGCTCTAGTTGACTTCAGGCTGGAGTCAAGATTTTCAAAAGCAGGAGCTCCAGTCCTATTGGTGCCTCAGCATGAGGGGTTTCTCAAGGAAATGATGGATAGATCTGACATAAGCCTTATGGTAAGATCAGATGTGCTGAACATCAGAGCAGATCTAGGAGATGGTAGACTAATCACAATGCTGAGTTACAAGTCCTCAGGACAAGATGCTGATTCAGAACAGGGCAACCAGTTTTTCAGCAGGAGAGAAGCACTCTCAAAAAGGTTTGGCTGGGCTATTAGAGAACCTTATCTCAGTTGGATAAGCCTTGGGCCAATTCCTGATGCTCTAGTTCCAAGATTGAAGGAGGAAATGACTGGGAGAAGGAGGACAGAAGGGATTGACGGAGAGCAGCTCAGGGATGTGTTTAAAAGATGTTGCAAAGGGTCCCTAAGGCGGAAAGGCTTAACCGTTGGTCAATATTCCAACGTAAGATTGAGGATAGAAGATACTTCAGAGGAAGTAGACATTGACCTTCTTGAACTGCTAGATGAAGATGTTGACTTTGGAGATACTTTGCAATCACAAAACATTCAAGATCTCGAGGCTAGTATAGAGGAAATGGAAGTTTTGTTTGGGGAGGATGATCTAGAAGTTTTCGATTTCACTGAAGTGATCTCAAGATCTGACCCTCTGGCCTACCATGGGTTCTGTGATAGAATTATTGAGGATTACATCAAAAGGTTGGGTCATGAGGCCATCAGGAAAGCCATTCAGAAGAGAGAATGTACACAAAGTGATTACCCTCTAGTTAAAAATCTCTTTGAGAGCATTGGGGAAAACCCTGAAGAGCTGTCAGTCCTACCTGACAGAGATGATGCATATGCCTCTTCTGGTCTCATTACAGAAGACTTATGGGGTTGATCTCTTTGCCCTTTTCTTTAAATCTAAACTTTCTGTTTTTCTC